GTCCATGGCCACGACCGGCAACGCGTACATCTGGCGCGAGGGCGGCGACCTCCCCACCGAGACGAACGAGCTGCATCCCCTCGACCCGTACTCCGTCACCGCGTGGCGCGACGAGCACAAGCGGCTGATCTTCACCTACGACGGCAAGGAGTACCCCGCCGGCCGCGCCGGCAACGTCGGCCGGATCGTGCAGACCCGCTACCTGACCATGCCCGGGGCCGTGAAGGGCATCGGCCCGATCGGCGCCGCGCAGACCACCATGCGCTCGGCCCGCGACATGCGCGAGTACAGCTCGCACTGGTGGGAGACCGGCCACCCCTCCGGCATCCTCTCGACCGACGACAAGCTCACACCCGACGAGGCCGCGATCTACCGCCGCTCGTGGAACTACCTCGATGCCGAGGGCCAGCCGATCGAGCAGATCGACAACCCCTCCCGCATCCGTGTGCTCGGCAAGGGCCTGCACTACGAGCCGCTGATGATCAGCCCGAAGGACGCGCTGTGGATCGAGGCGCAGCAGTTCGACACGCTCGAGATCGCCAGGATCTTCGGCGTGCCGTCCTCGCTGATGATGACCGCGATCGACGGCAACTCTATGACCTACTCCAACGTGGAGCAGGAGTGGCTGGGGTTCGTCCGCTTCGGCCTCATGGCCTACCTGCGCAAGATCGAGGACGCCCTCACGCAGCTGACCCCGCGCGGCCAGACCGTCCGGTTCAACCTCGACGCGCTGCTCCGCTCCGACACGACCTCGCGCTACAACGCGCACGAGGTCGCGCTCCGCGCCGGGTTCCTCACCCGCGACGAGGTCCGAGCGATTGAGAACCTCCCCCCGCTCACCGACGCGCAGCGCGTCGAGGTCGAGCAGCAGACCACCACCAACGCCCCCACGACCGAGGAGCTGCCGGCATGACCGAGACGACGCTCACCCGAGACACCATCACCAGCGACCGGCAGCTGGACGTGCAGATCCGCGCGCAGGACGACGCCGGCCGTTCGTTCACCGGCATCGGCGTGCCCTACGGCGAGACGATCGACCTCTGGGGCATCCGCGAGCGGTTCGAGCCCGGCTCCGTCGAGCGCGACCCCGACGGCGTGCCGTCCCTCGTGCTGTGGCGCCACGACGAGCCGATCGGGAAGATCACCGCCGGCCGCGACACCGACGCCGGGTACGAGGTCGAGGGCACGCTCTCCGACACCGAGCGTGGCCGCGAGGCCGCGACCCTGCTCCGCGACGGCGTGATCAGCCGCCTGTCGATCGGGTTTCGGCCCGAGGAGTACCGGATCGAGGTCGCCGACGACGGCACCGAGACCGTCGTCCACACCAAGGTCCGCGCGAGCGAGTTCTCGCTCGTGCCCTTCCCCGCCTACAGCTCGGCGACCGTGACCAAGGTCCGCCACCGCACCGCCCCCACTGACCGCACCACCGAGGGAGACCCCGCCATGTCCGACACCACCCTGACCCGCGCCGACCTCGGCCCGCTCGAGGAGTCCATGCAGGACCTCGAGCGCCAGATCGCCGGCATCGACACCACCCTGGCCCGCACCGCCCCGGTCGAGCCGCAGTTCCGCTCCATCGGCGACTACCTCAAGAAGGTCGCGTCGGGCGACGAGGCCGCGCTCGAGTTCCACCGCGCCACCGCCGGCCAGACCACCGAGGGCTCGATCAAGAACGAGTCGTTCCTCGGCACGTTCATCAAGTGGGTCGAGGACCGCCGGCAGCTCATCAACACGTTCGAGACCGGCGCGCTTCCCTCGACCGGCATGAACGCCGACTACGCGCAGCTCACCGAGAACACCCTGGTGGCCGGCAAGCAGCCCGGCGAGGGCGAGGACCTCCCCGGCCCCGGCAAGGTCAAGCTCGTGTCCAAGAGCGAGCCGATCGAGACGTTCGGCGGCTGGACCGAGCTGACCCGCCAGGTCATCGAGCGCAGCGAGATCCCGTACCTCGACACCGTGATGAAGGCCCTCGCGCTCGCCTACATCAAGGCGACCAACGCCGACTTCCGGGAGCGCATCCTCGAGGTCATCGACGGCCAGGCCGCGAACGGCATCGAGCTGCCGGCCGCCGCGACCGTCTGGGACTGGCGCGACGTGATCGTGGACGCCGGCCAGCGCTACGCCGACAACGGGTTCAGCCTCGAGGGCCTGGTCGTCTCCACCGACCAGTTCAAGGCCCTGCAGCGCCTCACCTACAACGAGGTGCCCGCGCTCAAGGTCCAGGCCGGTGACGAGTTCTCCGGCACGCTGTCCCTCCCCGAGGGCAACGGCAACCTCGCGTCCATCAACGTGAAGTGCCTGTACGGCGAGGCCCCCGCCGGCACCGCGGCGTTCTACGACTCCTCGGCGCTCAAGACGCTGAAGAACGCGAACGCCCCGCTGCAGCTGCAGGACGAGAACATCATCAACCTGACCAAGCAGTTCTCGCTGTACGGCTACCAGGCCGTGATCGTCCCGTTCCCGACCGCGATCGTGCCGGTCACCACCGCTGCCGCCGGCGGCGGCGAGGGCTGATCCAGATGACCGAGACCGAGAGCACCGACTACCCCGTCGGGATGCCCGACGTGGACCTCGCAGGGTACGTGCGAGCGAGCGAGCGCGATGCCCCCTTCGTCGATGACAGCAAGGCGCGCGCCGCGCAGCTCGTCTCCGACAAGGTGGGCGCCGCGTCCGTGCCCGAGTCGGTGCTCTCGGCCGCGATCCTCGAGGTCGGCGCGAACCTCTACCAGCGGCGCGTGTCCTCGATCGGGACGGCGAACTACGCCGACCCCGAGACGATGGGCAACCCGATGAGGCCCGCGCTCGACCC